TCCCCCCCTCTCTTCGACAATCGAGAATTCCCGTGCTAACGGCGGTTGCTTAGGGAGCGGAATTGACCACGACGCGTTTCTTAATGAAGCGCTGAGCGGCCCCTTCCGCCCCGAACGCGAACGCCCGGAGGCAGAGCTTATTCTTGTCCAGTCCGCTGGCAAACCTCGTCCGTTGACGAAGTTTTCTGCCGACGAGTTACTCCTTCGACCGCTTCACAAGACGATTTATAATCATCTCAGTCGTAGTCGTTGGTTGGCTCGTGGGGACGTGACGGACGAGATGCTACTCAAGGCCGGGTTCACCGATTCTGGGCACCTCACCTCCGGTGACTACGCTTCTGCGACCGACAATCTGTCGATCGAGGTTGCGGAGGTCATCGTGAGTGCCCTTATCTCCACTTCTAGTGTTGTGCCTCCGTCTGTGTGTCAGCAGGCGGTCCGGATTCTGAGGCCATGGTTGTTTTACATGGTCTCGGAGTCCCCCGGATCGCCGCCTACTGAGCGTGTAGACGTTGGCGAGCCTCGCATCGGTCAGATGATGGGCTCTTACCTTTCGTTCCCCCTGCTCTGCTTGCAGAACAGGATGGCATTCCTTTGGTCCGCAAGGACCTTCGGTTTGTCATGGAGCGAAACGGTTCGAGTTCCTTGTCTGATCAACGGCGACGATATCCTTTTCCAGTCGGAGAAGGCTCTGTCGCAACATTGGATGGGGGTTGTCGGCGGGCTTGGTCTTGAGGTCGAGCGTACAAAGACTAGTGTCGATGACGTGTACGGTTCTCTGAACAGTACTTTGTTGCGTCGTGTCGGTGGCCACCTTCGGGTTGTGCCGACACTTCGCTTCGGTCGTCTTCGTCAGTCAGAATACGTGACGTCTCTTGGTCGTGAGTTCGCACAGTTTCTTGCGGGCGTTTCCAGTAATACACGCTTTCGAGCGGGTATGGTCTGGTTCCGAAGGAAGATTGGTTCTTTGAGGTCAACTAGATTGACTCTACATGAACTTGGCTTCCGGGGGACGCTAGCGTTGAGACTGGGCAAGCTCTTTAAGCTCGCTCTTTGGTCGAACGAGGAGGTTACCGTGCCATCAGCTCCTATTGGGCATAACGTATCGTTGTCTTCAGACGACTTTACGTGGGTGCCCGAAGCTGAGACAACGGAGGACTTGCGACAACTTTCCGCTTTCGAGTGCGCTTCTTGGAAGTACGGTCTTAAGTGGATTGAGAGTAAAAATCAGGATACACTTCGGTATTTCCTGACTTTGTCCTCTATTCGTCGCAGTGAACCCGTTTGTGGTCGCGTTCAAACCGTGTCTTTTGCCGCTTCACAGTGGCGAGGGAGATGGATGACAAATGAGAAGAAACGGTGGGACGCACGCGTCAGGCGTGCGTTTTTAGAAGAAAGGAAGGTGGGTGTGCGGTCGGTCGCTGTGCCCGTGCGTGT